TTTGGGGAGAAGAACCAGCGCAGTTTCGCAGACAACAGCAATCTCCACGATATGCGTTGGCGGTCAGGAATACCTGACGCAGGGGCTTGGGATTTGGATCGACGACGAACACTTGGTTGGGATTGATACATGTTGAAGATGGTTGTTGTTTCTCCCAATGTTGCTGTGACTGGTGGTGTTGAAGCGTTGCATCAGTTGGTTGCAACTGCCAATGAGATTGATGCTGGGTCAGCTGCGATCTTCTATTATCCTCAGCCATCAACCCATAATGCGTACAGCCGATATGACTGTCCTGTAGTCCAATCTGTTCCTACTGATGTGTTAGTTGTGTTGCCTGAGATATGGCCACATTTGGCTCGACAACTTCCTGCGAATCGTTGTGCGTTGTGGTGGTTGAGTGTGGACAATTTTGGTTCGCATGGTCATTCTGATTGGTCTGGTATTTCGTTGCATCTGTGCCAGTCGGCGTATGCGTGGGAGTATGTCCGTCAGAATGTTGGTGGCAAGCAGTTGATGCTCACTGATTGGGTTGATGTTTTGGATGCCGATGTTCCTAGGTTGCGCCGTGTTGTTGTGAACCCTGCCAAGGATGCAGGGTTGCTCAGACCATTCATGGCTGCTCATCCTGATATTGACTTTGTTGAGTTGCGTGGTTTGGATCGTGCCGGTGTTGCTGAGGTGTTGTGGTCGTCGCAGGTGTATATGGATTTTGGTCGGCACCCTGGTAGGGATCGACCCCCTAGGGAGGCTGCGTCTGCTGGTTGTGTTGTGTTATCTACGAAACTTGGTGCAGCAGGTTTTGATGAAGATATGCCGTTGGATGATTGCTACAAGTTTGATTCTTTGGATGAGGCTTCGGTTGCGTTGCGGATGGTGTTGGCTGACTGGCAGAAGCATCATGGCGCACAGGCTAGATACCGGCAGGTGATTGCTGATCAGCAAAGTGTGTTCAGGTCTGAAGTGATGTCTGTCTTGTGGTGAAGTAGTATTGAGGGTCTATGGCAATCACCAACGGCTATGCCACACGCAATCAGGTCAAGGCTGCTCTCCGTATCGGTACGGCTGACACAGTTGATGACGATTTGATTGATAACTGTGCTGGTGCTGCTTCACGTTTAATTGATGGTTATTGCAACCGCAAGTTTTGGGCTGTTGGTTCTGCGACATCACGTGTGTATCAAGCAGACAATGAGTTCTACTGCAACATTGATGACATATCTGGAACAGCAATCACATTGAAAACTTCATCGTTTCCTGGCAACGGTTTTGATGTGACTTGGACTGTGACTGATTATCAGTTGGAACCATTGAATGCGAACCTTGATGGACTCACTTGGTCGTATGACAAGATTCGTGCTGTAGGTGATTATCTCTTCCCAACTGTGAATGCAAACTATGGTGAGCAAGCGTTGGTTCAGGTGACAGCAAACTTCGGTTGGCCGTCTGTGCCTGAGCCGGTTACGCAGGCAACGATCATTCAGGCTTCACGTTTGTTCAAACGATATGACAGTCCGTTGGGTGTGGCAGGGTTTGGTGACATGGGTGCTATCAGGGTGAGTCGTGCGCTTGATCCTGATGTGGCACAGCTCGTCGAGCCGTACCGTCGCATGCGTCTCTTCGCATGAGTTCTACAACTACTGTCTCCCAGATCAAAACTGGATTAGCAGCGAACCTGGCAACCGTGTCAGGGTTGAGGGCTTACGCATACCAGCCCGACAATGTGAACACTCCGTTCGCTTGGCCGTTGCTGGATTCAATTCAATACAACGGGGCTATGGGTGGGGGTTTGATCACTCACAAGTTCACGGTGTCTGTGGTGGTGGGTCGTTCGGCTGAGCGCACTGCACAGTCGTTGTTGGATGGGTATCTGTCCTATGCCGGTGCTACTTCGATCAGGGCTGCGATTGAGTCGGATCGGACTTTGGGTGGGGTTGTGCAGGACTTGATTGTTGAGTCAGCCAACAACATCTCAACCCTTGAAGCGAATGACGCAACGTATCTGGCGATTGACTTCGTTGTCACCGTGTACGCCTGACCCCTTGCCGATGGATACTTGTGGCGTGTAGTGTTATCGCATCGGCTCAGCCGAGCAGACATCAACTCGAACGCCGATAGGCAGGAGCAGACATCATGGCAAAGCAAGTTCTTACAAACGTGGCAGTGACCTTCGGTACTGCTGCAACCGACATCAGCGCATACGTCACCTCGATCACACTGTCAACGACAGCGAATGAAGTTGTGACCTCGGCAATGGGTTCATCTGCGACAACTCGCATTCAAGGCATGATTGACAACTCGGTCACGGTTGAACTGCAACAGGACTACCCAACGATTGAGAAACTGTTCTGGGATGCGTTCACTGCTGGTACTGCTGTACCAATGACAGTGAAGCCAAACGGAACTGCTGCTGCATCGTCAACGAATCCAAGTTACGCATTCAGCGTTCTTCCTACTTCGTGGACACCTGTGAACGGTGCCATTGGTGACTTGGCCACAGTGTCAATCACCTATCCAATCTCTGGTGCAATCACCAAGACTGGCACTAGCGCATAGTTTCAATAATCCAATCCCTTACCTGCGGAGGTAAAGAATGAAGATCGCACTCAGTTTGACTAGTGCATTAGATGGCAAGCAACGCACAATCATTGCTGCGTTCCCTGACTTCATTGCGTTTGAAAATAAATACAATCGCAGTGTCGCCAAGTTTGAAGCCGAACTGACCTTGACTGATCTTGCATACCTTGGATGGCATGCAGAGAAACGGTTGAAGAAAACAGGCTTGGACTTTGAATCATGGTGCGAAGAGATTGAAGCACTCGAAGTGGGAGACAGTGCTGACGCAGTGATCGTCCCTTTGGAGATAAGTCAGCCCACTGGGTAATTTCATATCTCGCTTGCGAGACAGGGATTGCACCATCAGTGTTGCTGGCAGAAGAACCACGAATGCTGTTCACGATGTTGGCATACCTTCGATGGAGAGCCATACATCTCGGCAAGTAGTATCTGATCATGGCAGGTCGAGCAGGATCATTCAACGCAAGCGATGCAATCAATGCTCCGGTACAGATTGACGGTCTAGCAGACTTCCTTCGTGATCTGTCTAAGACATATCCTGACTTCAACAAACAAGCACGAATCGCTAGTCAAGGCGTAGCGGAACTGCTTGTCGTTGCAGCAACTTTTGAGGCTGCATCGGTGACTCGTAATCGTCAAGCGTTAGAAGTGATGAAGGGCATGCGAGCGCAACGTGACCGCATTCCAACTATCAAACTCAATGAGAAGTCTGGATTCGTTTCAACAACCAAACCAAACAGAACTCGCAAGACCAAGGTGACCAGAGGTGATGTGTTCTTTGGTGCTGAGTTCGGTGGCGGTAAGCATGGCTCATCAAATAGGACGGTGGCTGGGGCTAAGTCACGGGCTGGGACTGAGATGCACCGTAAGGGTGGGGGCAGGACTACCCAGTTTCTTAGGCATCGAGGGAAGTCAGGCTATTTCTTTTGGCCTACCGTGCGCAAGAACAAGGAGAACATTGCCAAGGTCTATTTGGACGCTATTGACAAGGTTCTAGAAGGTTTGAAAGATCGTTGACTTTGGCTGTGGTTTCGCTACCCTGTAGGTAGGGAGGCGTTCATGGTTGTCTATTTTGATTCGGTCAAGTCTGTTCAACCGAAGCCGTTCGCCACGAATTGGGTTGACCTCAAAGAACGATTGCTTCACCATGAGGAGAATGCCAACAAGTCTGCTGGTGCGTTGTGGTCGCCTGTTGAGTATTACCCAGGTAGGACTCGTGGTAATACTGCGGTCAGGTTCATTGAAGCGTTGGTGGTTGACATGGACGGCGAATCATTCGCCAACGCCAACCTAGACGGATACGAATATCTTGCCTACTCCACCTACTCGCATCGACTAGACGATCCTCACTATCACCTCGTCTTGCCGTTGGCTGAGCGTGTACCGGCAGGACTGTGGCGAGCCGTATGGCAAGAGCTGCACGAACGACTCAACTTGCAAGGCGACCCTGCAACCAAAGACGCTGCACGTATCTTCTACCTCCCACAACACGCACCCGATCAACCATTCGAGTTCCACGAACAATCAGGTGCATTCATTGACACCGATTTCCAATACGAACCTTCACGGAACCCGACACCAGCGTCACCACGTCAGTCTGCTCAGCCTCGACGCAAACGCACTGTTCGTGTTGAGATGGATGATGCTTGGTGGGATGCTGCGAAACCGATGACACAGTATTCACATCTAGAAGGTCATGCGTTGTGGAAGACAATGGCTGATGATTTCCGTGTGATGGTTGCCGAGTACCGAGAAGCCGTGCGCTTGGCCAGTCAGGATGTCATCTAGAATTGTTGCATGGCTGGTGAACGCACATTCGTTGTCAAGTTCATTTCCGATGTTCAAGGTGCGCTCAGAGGCATCAAGAGGGTTGGCGATGATCTAGGTGGAATGGGAAGCAAACTTGCTTCTGTTCTGCCATCGTTCAAAACAATGGCGATTGCAGGCACCGCAGCCTTCGGTGCAGTAGCTGCTTCATCATTCAAGTTGGTCAGCATGGCATCCAACTTGGAAGAATCACAATCCAAAGTCAATGTTGTCTTTGGTAATTCGGCAAAGATTGTCAACGACTTTGCTGAAACATCTGCAAGGTCTTTCGGTATCACGAAGCAAGCTGCGCTAGAAGCCACAGGAACATTCGGAAACTTGTTGCAAGCATTCGGAACTGGCAAAGGTCAAGCAGCAGAGATGTCAACCACGTTGATTGGATTGGCTGCTGACTTAGCATCATTCAACAACACCGGCATTGAGGATGCTATCCAAGCGTTGCGTTCAGGTTTGTCTGGTGAAACTGAACCGTTGAAACGATTCGGCGTTGCGATCAACGATGTTCGGTTGAAACAAGAAGCAGTGACTCTAGGTTTGTATGACGGCAAAGGCGCGTTGGACATCAATGCGAAAACTCAAGCAGCCTACGCACTGATCCTCAAGGACACAGGTTTGGCGCAAGGTGACTTCGCTCGAACCTCCGATGGGTTTGCCAACCAGATGCGTATCTTGAAGGCTTCGTTGACTGATGCTGCTACAGAACTTGGCACGGTTCTGTTGCCTTATTTCAAAACTTTCGTCAAGTTTGTCAATGAGAACATTGTGCCTGGTGTCTTGGCGTTCGCTAACACGATTGGCGAGAAGGGTCTTGTCCCAGCGTTGGCTGCTGGTGTGGCTGCGATGGGGCAGTTCGGTATCACGACTGTCAATGTTCTTGAAGGTTCGTATGTTGCTCTACTCAACTTCACACACGACTTGTCAAAGACTGTGCGTATTTTGGCTGATGCTGCTGCACTTGGGTTTGGTTTGCAAGGCAACATTGTTGGTGCTGGTAAGTCGTTGGCTGTGGCTGTTGCCATGTCCAAAGTTCAGGATGCAACGAATGAGGCGTTGGCTGGTGCCGGTGCAATGTTTGATGGGTTCCGTGCAAAGGTTTATGCTGCGCAGTTGCAGTTGGCTCAGATGGGCAAACCGCCAAAGGATGTCTCCGACTCGTTGGATCGTATGAGTCAAGCAACTCGATCAGCAACCAATCAAGTCACACAAATTATTCCAAAGATTACTGAGATGGGCAAAGGTACTGGCGGTTCAGCTAAGGCTGTGAAGGATGCGACGGAGAAGTTGAAGATTTATACGGATGCCTTGAAGTCGAGTAACTCTGCACAGAAGTCGTTCACCCAGGCGCAGAAGGCTTCGGATAAAGCTGGTCAGTCGTTGCGTGATGCTAATAGGGATGTTGGTGCAGCGCAGAAGGCGTTGAATGATGCTGTGGCTGGGTATGGTGCTGATTCTCCGCAGGCTAAGAAGGCTGCGAAGGAGTTGGAGTTGGCTCAGCGTGGGTTGGAACGTGCTGGGTACAACGTGGAGCAGTCGGTGTTTGCTGTTGCTGATGCTGAGAAGAATCTGGCGAAGGTTCGTGCTGATCCTGAGTCAACACCACAGATGATTCGTGAGGCTGAGATTGCGTTGGCTGAGGCGAAGTTGTCGAGTGCTGATGCGATTGATCGGCAGACTGAGGCGACTGATGGTTTGACTAAGGCGACTGGTTTGTTGAATGATGCGATCTTTGGTGCTTCGGTTGGTTCCGATATATATAAAACTTTGTCGGATGCTTTGACTGATGCGAAGCAGAAGCAGGCTGATGCGACTGATGCTGTGGCTGAAGCCATTGAACGTGAGACTGAAGCGTTGGACAACTATCGTGAGGCGATCAAGAAGGTTGGTGAGACTCAAATCTTGTATCCAAAGGTGACGGCTGCGAACCCGATGGCTGGGTTTGCCAACTCTATTCCAACAACGGTGACTGGTAACTCGACTGGGTTCAAGGCGAATCCTGCTGGGGGTGGGATGGTTGTGAATGTGAATGCTGGGTTGGTGGCTACGCCTTCGGATGTTGCTGATCAGATCGCTGATCTGTTGACTCGACGTGGGAGAGTGAACGGCGGCAATGCGTTCTTTGCAGGTAACTAATGGCTAAGGCTGCGAAGTGGGGTTCCACATACAAGGTGTTGTTGGATGTTGGTTTCTTGGCTGATGCGTTCACATTGAACTCCAGCACGTTGAACGGTACCGATGTGTTGGATGGGTCAACAGACTTTGTTGACATCACCGAGTATGTAACAAACATCAATATCAATCGTGGCCGTGCCACCCAACTTGATTCGTTCCCTTCATCAAGTTGCACCATCGTTGCTGATGATCGTGCAGCAGCTCGATACTTTGATCCACTGAACACAGCATCAGAATGGTATTCGGGTGGCACTGTTGGTATCGCACCACGTCGAGCATTCCAGGTCTATGGCGGTACAGCTGGAACGACAGCAATGTTCACAGGGTTTGTGTACGACTTGAACATTGACTATGCCGATCCGAACCTGTCCACTGCAACAATCGTTGCCACCGACGCACTCGGCCAACTCGGTCAAACCGTGCTGACCGCATTCAACCCATCATCACAGTTGACTTCTGCGCGTGTGTCAGCAATCTTGGATCGTCCAGAGGTGGCGTTCTCAACTGCGTTGCGCAGCATTGAAACTGGAGTTGCGACGTGTGGAACGGTTGCGTATGACGATGCGACGAATGTGTTGACGGCGTTGCAGGATGTGGCTACGGCTGAGGGTGGGCGTTTGTTTGTTGATCGTTCTGGGAATGTTGCGTTTGATGCTCGGATTGCTGTGTCGTTTGGTACGGCTGTTGGTTCGTTTGGTGGTACGGCTGGGATTCCGATTCAGTCTTTGTCGAATGTGTATGGGGCTGAGACGGTGTTGAATCGTGTGGCTGTGCAGATTGATGGTGGTACGGCTTCAAGTGTTGCGAATGGTACGGCTTCTCAAACTGAGTATGGGATCAAGTCGTTGGCGTTGACTGGTGTTCCGTTGGCCACTGATGCTGCTGGGTCTGCGTTGGCTGCATCATTGTTGTCTAGGTTTCAAGACCCTGTGGTTCGGTTCTCGGAGATGGAGGTGTTGTTGAATGCGTTGACTACAGCACAACAAGCGACGATGGCAGCATTGGAGATTGGCGATATTTTGTCGGTGTCCAAGACTTTTGCTGTGGGGACTCCTGCAACGGTGTCTCAGAATGTGGTGGTGGAATCAATCCGGCACACAGTCAATCCGTCCACGCATCGAGTGACTGTCGGGCTTGGCCAAGTGCAGTTGGTGCTACCGTTTATCCTGGACACGTCAACCCTCGACGACACCGACTACGCACTACAATAGGAGCATTATGGCAACACCATTCCCGTTCGTTTCTGGAAACACCCTCACTGCTGCACAGCTCAATGCAATCACCACTTTGCCCGTGTCAACCAAGACGACCAGTTACACCCTGACAGTCGCTGACCTTGGCACTAGAGTGGTGATGAACTCAGCCTCGGCAACCACTATCACCGTCAACACATCAATCTTCGGTGCTTCTGATGTGGTGGAGATTTTAAACATCGGTGCAGGTGTTTGCACTATTACGGCTGGCACAGCAACGGTCACTACATCTGGCACTTTGGCATTGGCACAGAACGCTGGTGGCAATCTAATTTTCATTTCAGCCAGTGCAGCAGTCTTTTTTGCGTCTGGCGTTGCGGCAACGGCTAGCGCGGTAACACTTGTAGAAACTTTGTCACCTTCTGCCGCTTCAACAGCATCATTTACTACAGGCAAAATTTCTTCCTCTTACAGTTATTACACAATTTTTTATAAATTAGATAAAACTTTTAGCATCAATTTGCGAAGCGGCGGTTCAACTATTACGGGCGCTAATTATGCTGGGCAGGGGGTTGGTGCTACAACGGCTTCCGCAACGGTTAATAGTGTCGTTTCTGCTCAAACATCATGGGCAATTTATGATAGCACAGCACCTTCAACTATTAGTAATACTTTAAGTTTTTTTAATTATGATGGTTCGGCTTCGCAATTTCCTACATTAGTGCAATATCCAACGTTTCTGCATTGGTCTGCTGCTACTTTCGCAACGCTTTCTGTAAACTGGCAATACGGTGCAACACAAGCCGTTGATAGTTTACTATTTACAAGTTTGAATGGAACTTTTAGCGGCACTATCAAACTTTATGGGTGGTCATAATGCAAATAATTCATGACGGCGGAACAGACCGCGAAATGACAGAACAAGAAATTGCTATTGCAGACAAAACTAAAGCCGAAGCATTAGCAGCAGCAAAAGCCGCAGCCGCAGCCGCAGCCGACAAAGCCACAGCCAAACAAGCCTTGTTAGACCGTTTAGGTATCACAGCCGATGAAGCCGCACTGCTTCTTGGCTGAGTGATGTGCTCCGTTCCCGTTGGCTGATTGTTGCTCCTGCGCTTCTAGCTTCGATATTAAGTTTCATTCCGTCAGCGTCAGCTGATCCGGTACCTGGTCTTAACACGTCGTATTACACGATTGATGAGATCCCACCAATCCAGTCAGATGTTGAGTATGAGTTGTGTGGGTCTGAGATTGAGAACAACATCAACCGTTCTTATGACGGTGAACCATATCTAGGTTGCACGGGCGACTTGTTTATGGTTCACATGACTGGCTTCATCACTATCCCTGAACACAACACGATTGAGTTCTGGTTGGCTTCGGATGATGGTGGCACCATCAAGATTGGCACCGAGGAGTGGGGGAACTGGTGGGATCAGGGTTGTACGGCCACCGAGTCTGGACAGATAGACATTGTTGCAGGCAGTCAACCGCTCGACTTGTGGATGTATGAGAACGGTGGTGGGACGTGTGTGATGTTGGCTTGGAACATTGACAACACTGGTTGGTCAATGGTTCCCGATGAAGCATTCACCACCGACTATCAGCAAACACCTGACACAACTATCCCTGACACAACTATTCCTGACACCACGATTGCGGAGACAACAACAACATGGACTACCAGTACCACGACAACTTCTACGACTGTCGCACCAACAACTGTTCCTGCTACAAACCCATCGACTACTTCGACACCTCAAACAATGCCCACATATACCGTGCCACCAACAATGCCACCACCACCTGCAACGGTTCAGCTGCCACCCACAACGATGCCAGCCCAACCAGAGACCATCCCTGAGCCACCAGCCACACTCCCAGCCGTACTACAACCACTGTTCCCCCCTATCCCTGACACGATGCCAGAACCGCCAAACACTACTGTTGAGCCACCTCAAACGCTACCGTTCGTCAAGCCACCAGACAATTTGCCCCCACCCCAAGACACGATGCCTTTGCCACCAGACACGGTTCCAGACGCACCACAAGCCCCTGAGACAAGCGAACCAGCCAAAGACGCAGAACTTCCACCCATCAGCGACAAGGCCGTAGTTGAAGCCCTAGCGCAAATAGACCAAGCAACCCCTGAAGAAGTCAAAGCCATCGTCACCGAACTCTTGACCCATGCCCTCACCACCGATCAAGCCGTGTCCGTAGCATCGGAGCCGGCGGTGTTGGCGGTGTTGACGAATGAGGAAGCGGTTCAGGTCTTTGAGCAGGTGGCTGTTGAAGAGTTGACTACGGAGCAGGCAGTCGAGTTGATTGCTGCTGTGCAGGATGCACCGTCCAAAGTTCGTAAAGCATTCGAGGCTGTGTTGAATCTGTTTCAAGGTTTCGCTGATGATTATGTGATGACGAACCAAACGGTGCCAATCAAAACTCGTCGTGCGCTGATTGCTCTTGGTGCTGTATTCTTGGTGTCAGCCCCTGCATCAACTCGAAGGAATAAACGAT